GCGACGAACGTGCCGCCCGAGCTGGCCGACCACAACGACACGTGCGAATAGGTTTCGCTGGTGGAGACGGACGCCCAGTTGACCGCCCCACTGTTGGTAGTCGACCCGCCGGACGGCGTGTTGAACGTGCCGGCCGGCTGGCGGACACTGTTGCCGGCGATGCTGGTGGTGCCGCCCGCCCCGGGCGGCCCGGTGTGCAACTGGACGTAGGTGGCCGAAAACCCGGCATAGGCGGTGCCGTTCAGCAGTAAGGCCAGGACACTGTTGGCCACCCCGGTCGCAATATTGTCGGCCATCCGGTCTCCTCAGATTCGTTGGGTTTGGACGGTCCAGGCCACCCGGCGCATGAACAGGTCGATGTCCACATCGGAGGCGAACTGGGCGTTGTTGACGACGACGGCCGGGCCGGCCCGGCCGGCCGGGACGACGGTTTCGCCGGCGTGGGCGTAGATGAGCCCGTCGGCGGTGATCAGCCCGCCGGCGGCCAAAGACGGGATGCGGGGGATGTCGGGCAGGCCGATCGTTTCGCCGCCGATGCGATGGCCGAACACGCTGATGCCGGGCACTTTGAACTGCAAACCGTTCCAGACGTCGATGATCAGGTTGATAGCCCAAATGAAGGCGTCGACCAGCCCTTTGAACATGGTTTTGCCGATGTCGGCGAACGAGAGGCCGGTGAAAAAGTCGACGAGGCCCTGCCAGTGCCGTCTGACCTCGTAGACGGCCACTCCGAGGGCGGCCGCGGCGGCCACGACCAGCCCCATGGTGGCGATGAGCGGCAGGGTGGCCGTTTCGACGGCGGCGGCGGCGGCGGCCTCGCCTTCCATGGCCGTCCCGGCCGTCTCCGACGACGCTGCGAGGGTCTTGTTGGCGGCCGCGGCCGCGGCCGTGCTGGAAGAGAATTGGTCGAGGATGGTTCGGCCGGCGGTGACCAGCCCGCCGAGCACGCTGAACGAGCTGGACAGGAAATCGATTTGCGGCCCGTATTTGGCGCCGATCTGGGCGGCCTGGTCTTCGATGGCGGTACCGAGCGCTTTGAGCCGGCCGGTGAACGTGTCGGCCGACGCCGACGCCTGGCCTTGCAGTTTGTTGGCCAGGACGCTGACCGCGCTGTGCTGGTTGTTGGCCGCGGCGGTGGCGACGGCCTGGGCGGCGGCCAGTTTCTGGTGGGCGCCGGCCGCGTTGGCGGTGGCCGTCTGCACTTTCTCCTGGGCGTTTTTCAGGTTTAACGCCTGGGCGGCGGTCAACTTTTTTTTGGTGGCGTCGATCTCTTCGATGTCGGCCAACCTTTGTTTGGCCGCGGCCAGGGCGCTGTCCGCGGTGCGGGCTTGATGGGTGGCGGTGGTGGCGTCCCGGGTGGCCCCTTTGACACTGTCGACGGTGATCCCGAACTCTTTTAACAGTTTGGTCGACCCGTTGTACACCTTGCCCAGCTGGGTGGCCGCCTCGGACAGGCTTTCGTGTTTGGCGGCGGCCAGGTCGGTGGCTTCGCCTAGCAGGTCTAACGCTTTCTGGGGGGAGCCGGTGGCTTCGGTCAGGATCTGTAAGGCGTTTTCGGTTTGGGCGGCCGAATCGGCGAACCGTTCGTTGTGTTTGACGGCCGTCTCGATCTGTTTGGCGTAATCCTCCCACGAGCTGCCGGTGGCTTCGATGGCGGCCCGCAACTGTTGGCGGGCGGCCACATCTTTCGACCCCAACGCGGACAGGCCGACACCGATGCCGGCGAACACGCCGCCCAGGCCGAGCATGACCTGGCCGACCCGGTGGCCGTCGCTTTCCAGCCGGGCGAAAGCGTCGTCTATCTGGGCTAGCGAATCGCCGAACGGGCCCAACACCCCCGACTTGTTGAGCGTGCCGAGCACGCTTTGGAAGGCGTCGTGCATCCGCCCGGAAGCACTGTCGGCCTGTTTGCCGACCTCTTTGAACGAGCCGGCCAGCCCTTTGATGTCGCCGAGAACCCGGACTAGGACGGTCGGGCCGGCCATCTACCGTCCCCCCCGTTTAGCCGCTTTTTGGATCTCGCGGGCCTCGTTGACCATGTACCGGACGAACGTCTGGTAGGTGATGTCGTCGAGCTGGTCGACCTGGTCGGGGGTCATACGCCAGTACCGGCAGAAGGCGGCCAGGTTGTCTAGGACCCGCCGCCGGTAGGGTCCAGGCGTTCGGCCGGCACGAAATCGAGTTCGACCCGGCCGGCCCGCTCCCACAGCAGGGCGGCGTCCGGCAGGTGGCCGGCCTTCGAGGCGCGGCGGTGAAGTTCGGCGAACGCCAAAACCTGGAAGCGGGTGACCTCGTCGTCGTCGTCGTCCAACAGGTCGGTCATGGTCCGGCCGGTGGCCTTCTTCAGGCTGCGGAGGGCGTCGGCGGACAGGCGTAACGGATGTTCGGCGCCCACCTCGATCGGTTCGTCCAGGTTGTCAGTCATGCGGTTGGCTCCCGGTGTTGGTCCACACATCCGGTGAAGCAAAGATTTTGGTGAGGGCGGCGGCGTAGTCGGCGGCGGCCCGGGGGGCCAGATCGCGGGCGGCCGGCCACAGGTAGCGGCCCGTTTTCACGATCGGACGGTACGACTCATGCGGCCGGTGGCGGGTGCCGCCGAACTCCACCCAGCCGGCCCACGGCACCCGTGCGGAGCCCATGCGCACCACCCCGCCGGTACGGATCCGCGACGCCCGCACACTGGCGGCCAGCCGGCCCGGCCGGTGGGTGACCGTCTCCGCCCGGGCCGACACGGGCAGATCGGCCCGGGTTCGGGCCACGATCGGCTGGACGGCGTCATAGCCGGCCTGGGCCATCGCCTTGTACAGCGGACCGGAAATGTCGTCGACCAGCCGGTTCACATCGTGGCGTAACGCTTTCGCCCCGACAATGGTGACCAGAGGTTTGGCCATGTCAGGCGTGGATGCCGGCCGCCCAGGCCGCCCCGGTCCAGTTGGCCGCCAAAAGGTCGGCGGTCACCACATATTGTCCGGTAGTCCAGTTGGTGGCCGGGCTTGCCGTCACGGTTGACAAGGCGGCCAGGTTGGCCGGGGTGGTGGCCCCGGTGGGGGTGAAATAGCCGGGGGCGCCGGCGGTGGCCCCGGTAGCAGTAACCCCGGCCGTCGTTTTGGTGGGCGGGGCGGTCAGAATCCAGTCGATGTCCACCTCGCTTTGAGCCCCTGCGGCACCACCGAAAATGGTGTACGGCTGGGGGATCGCATTGCCGGAAAATTGGGGGTTGGTGGCCGACACCGGCAGGGACCCGTGCGGCCGCACTTTGAACGGCATGGTGGTGCCGGTCGTCTGATAGTTGGTGAGGGCGGCGGACAGGACGGCGTCGGTGGCGCCCGGGTCGAAGGCTTGCACAAATTTGGCTTTGAAATGCCATTTGACCGGGCCCGGATAGTCGGTCACCCCGCAAAAGGTGATCACCTCGATCGGCTTGTTTTCGGCCTCCAGAGTGACCTCTTCGCACAAACATTTGAGGTTGGCGCCCGACAGTTCCACATAGGTGTCGGTCATCATGACCGGGTTGGCGGTGGGCGGGGCCGGGTCGGCCAACGGTTGGACGGTGTCGAAGGTGTCTACATCGGACAACGGTGTGCTCCTTTACATGCGGATTTCGAGGGCCAGGTCGGCGGCCAGCATGTCGATGCCGGCCACGTTCAGGATCCGCCAGTTCCGCCATTCGGTCGGTTTGGCATGCTGGACGACCGCCCCCAGCGACGGGTTGGCCTCAATGGCAGCCGTCGCCGAGCTCAGCAGACTGTCGAGACTGTCCGCTTCGGGGGCGCCCACGGCGGCCAGGACGGCCAGCGAGGCCAGATCGACCCCGAACGCTGGCGTGTGTTTGACCACGGTGGCCGGATAGCCGACCAGCAGGGCGGGCGGGTTGAAGGTGGCCGGCGGGGCGGCCAGAACGGTGATGGTGCCGTCGGTGCCGGCCGCCATGACCGAGGCCAGGGCGGCCGCCGCCGCCGGCCGGTTCCATGCCATCAGCCGAACACCACCGGCCCGCAGGCGGCGTACAGGGCGTCAATGTCGGGGTCGGTGCGGCCCACCCGTACCGCCCCGAGGTCCCCCCAGCTGATAGTCCCGTCGACACTGTCACGCCGTTTGTACAGGCGGGCGGCATGGAACAGGCAGGCCTCGTGGGCGGCATCCGGCAGGGTGCCGTTGTCGTAGGGGGGGATCGGATATTGGTAGCTGAGACGGCGGTTGGCGTAGTCGATGGCCGCGGCCAGGGCGGTGGTGATGATGCCGTCCTCGGTCGGGTCCGGCTGCAAGCGCAGAAAGCTGCGCACCTCCTGCAGTTTCGGGTAGTAGGCCATCGACCACGCTTCCCCTACCGGGATCTAGCCGGCCTGCTTTTTGGCAGCCCCGGCGGCCGGCGCCGGCGCTTCCGGTTCGGAGTCCGCTTCGGTTTCGAAGATGGTGGGCAGCACCGCCACGGACAGGTCCAACGGCACGAAAGCGGTGCCGGCCAGCGACCCCTGGGCGAAATAGCCGCCATAGGCCACCTGAACACCCAGTATCGACGGTTCCACCACAGACAGCAGGCCGATCACCTCTTCGTACACCTCGTACAGGGCGGACGGGCCGACAATGCACGTTTTGGCCGGCAGGGTGGGGGCCACGATGCGGGGCAGCCCGAAAATGTCACCCTGGAACGAGGCCAGGTTGGAGGTGCCGGGCGCGCCCATCTCCCGGGTCACATCGACCGGCAAAACCACCCGGGCCACATCCACCAAAGAACCCAGGGCGGCCCACACGTCCAGCGAGCACCACACCCGGTCGGGCATCATGAACGCAGCCTGATAGGAGTGCATGGCCGCCGTATACAAACCTTTGGCCCAGTCGGCCAGCACTGGGGCGGCGGGCAGGGCGGCCGGTTTGGTGCCGGTGGCGGCGGTCACGAAGGCGGCGGCGACGGCCGTCTCGGTTTGCACCGCGTACACCTGGGCCAGATCGCGGACGAGAATGTCCCAGGCGGCCGGCGACGTCCAGTCGATGTCCTGACGGGAAATGTCGACGGTGCCGCCGTAGGTGGTTTTGGCGAAGTTGACCGGAGTGATGGTCATCTTCTGTGACGACAACTGGGTTTTTTCGTTGGCGCCGGTGGTCTGCTGGCCGACCGTCGTATGCTGTGTCACCTTCGGCCGCGAAAACGTCGTGCCGGGAATACCGCCCAATCCTTTGGCGCCGCCCAGGCTGGCGATCAAAGGCCGGTTCGAGTCGATCAGGCTGACCACGGCCCCGACGATCGGGGTGGGCAGAATACCGGTGGTGTCAGTCGTCTTCTGGTCGGCTACCACCCGGGCCTGGATGGCCTGCACCCGGCGCAAGGCGCCGGGATCGGGGTCGCCGAACCCGCCGCCCTCCTGGCAGCCCCTCGCCCGGCAGTAGTCGGCCAGAAAATGGCCGGTCGAACGATATTCGGGCGGCCGGTCGACACCGTCCGCCCGGCGGGCGGTGGCGGCCACCATGTCAGGCCGGACGGCCGGCAGGGCGTCCACATGGGCGGCTTTCATGGCCTCCAAAGGGGCCAACAGTTCGATCTGGGCGTCGATGGCCTCCACCCGCTGCTGGGTGGCCATCAGCAAACTTTTTTCGGCGTCGACCAGGTCGCGGTCGTCGCCCACCTGGGCTAGCACGGCGTCCATGGCGGCCAGCTGTTCGGCCCTTTGGGCGGCGAGACGGTCGAGTACAGGATTCACGACAAAAACCTCCGTCAAGGATGTGGCGTCGGGCAGCTTCGGGGCTTTCCGACGGGCCGCATCCGGGGCCACCAAGGTGGCCGGAGGATCGGCGGGGCCGGCCGCGGGGCGTCGCTAACCGGATTGTAGCCGCCCGGCCAGCCAGCGCCGGAACCGGTCGACGTCACGCTCGGGCGGCGGCGGCCGGCGGGCCGCGGTGCGCACCATGGTCACCTCGGCCTCGGCGAACGCCGGTGTCGGCGTCATCGACACTTCGAGGAGCCGGGATTCGACCCGGGTTACCCGGGGCAGCAACTCCGGGTCGTCGGCGAACGGGTCGCCGTCCTCCCATACCGGCGCAGCTCCATCAGCGAAACCTACCGACAGGCCGACCAGGTCGCCGTTGTCGGCCAGATGGGCGGCCCGCTGCGCCTCCGGGGTGTCGTTCAGTTTCCACACCCCGTGCAAACCGTCATCAGGATGCGACCAGGTTTCGGCATGGCCGATCGGAAAGCTGCGATTGTCGTGGAAGAGCAGCAGCGGCAGTTTGGCGTGCCGGGTGGTCTTTTTGAACGACCCGTACCGGTGCTGTTCCATGAACCAGTCGACCCGCGACCAGCAGTCATAAGGGACGGCCCGCCCCTCCAGATACCGGTAGGGGCGGCCCACCGCCTGGGCCGCGTCCAATCGCAGCTCGGTGACGAATTCGCGGGTTTCGGCAGGATTCATGCCGGCACCTCCTGGGGTTGGGGTGGGCTGGCGGTGGCGGCCGTCTCGGCCGCCACCGCCAGCGGTGTCATCGGCATCGACACCTGGTTGGACGCCAAATATTCGCGGGCCTCGGCCGGGGAGAGAATGCCGGCGCCGACCAAAGCCGTCAGGGCGGCGGCGGTGGAGGGCAGGTCGTCGCGTAACAGCTGGTTGCGGTCGAAACGGATGGTCTGGCCGCGGGGCAGCCAGGCGTCCGACCAGACGTCCTCGAAGTCGGCCAACACCGGTTCCAGGCTGGTTTTGAGGACCTCCTGGTACATGGGTCCGGCCGTCCGGTAGGTCATGCCGGCGATCGGCGCCGACAGCCAGTAGGAGGACAGGTTGAAAGCGTTGGCGATGTCGATCAGCGACATGTGGCGGGCCTCGGTCAGCTGGGTGTCCGAAGGCGACCAGGCCAGCGGGATCACCTGGGTGCCGGCCGGCAGGATGGCCGGCTCCCGGTTCGGCCCCCCATATTTGGCCTGCCAGGCCGTTTTGGCGGTATCGGCCACATCCTGGGTCAGGGTGGCCTGCGGGGTGATGATGGCCACCGACGGGACGGCCGCCCCGGCCAGGGTGGTCGACTCGTACACCTCTTCCATGGCCACCCGGTCCAGGGTGCCCATCATCTCTTCGACAATGCCCATACCCCGCATGCCGCCATAGTTGCGATCCGCCGACCGTTTGACATGGATGACGTCCTCATAGACCAGCGGGCTGCCGTAATAGAAATATTCGGGCAGCACGTCGCCGGGAATCCACACGATGTACACCCAGGTGATGGGCAGCCAGGCCACCGTGGTCGGCCAGCCGTCAACCCCCCGCGACGTCACCACCGACACCGCGTTGCCGTTCAACAAATAGTCTTCGATGCTGTTGCGGACAAACCAGGAGCGGGCGTTGAGCGGGTCGGGGCGGACGACCAGACGGGGCCGGGGCAGCGGCGTGGTCCCCCGGTAGACGTCGATGGCCATCTGGCCCACCATCCCGCCGTACAGCTGGATGGCCCGCTGTACGGCCGGGATCTCCCGGGCTGACGCCGCGTCCCACACGAACGGGCCGGTCAGGGTGGGCGGCGAACCGGGCGGCGCGAAGGTCAGGCCGGGCAGGCCGCCGCCCACAGCCCGGCCCACCGACCAGGGCGCCGGCCGCGACCAGGTCATCGACACGGCTACACGTAGGTGAAGTTGGGGCCGGTGATGTTGCCGCCGGAGCTGCGCACCACCACCACCTGGGCGGCGCCGGCGGCGTGGGCCGGGCTGGTACAGAGGATGCCGTCCTGGTTGGTGTTGACCGTCACCCCGGTGGCGGCCGTGCCGCCGAAGGTCACCCCGGTCACCGTCTGAAAGCCGAAACCGCCGATATAGACGCTGGTGCCGCCGGCCTGCGGTCCCGATACGGGGGTGACCTGCTGAACCACCCCGGTCAAAGCCAGATTTTTGGCGACCGGCCGCCACACCAGCCCGGTGGTGGCGTCCAGTTGCCAACAGTTGGGTTGGGCTTTCAGGTTGGGCATGTCGGTGGCCGGGACCGAGGCCACCGTCCAGATCCACGACCCGGTATCCGATTTGACGGAATGGCCCATCGGGCCGGGATGTTACCAGCCGGAAACTTACAGGACGCGGAAGTCGCCGAGCACGGCGGGAGCGTGATCGGCCGCCCACACCCCCACCGTCGCCGCGGTGAGGGCGGCCAGGCTGCCCGACGATTGGCGGCGCCCCCACGCCCAGGCGTCCCCCAGAGCCCGCCGTACCGCCGCCGACGCCGCGCTATCGAGGGCCGGATGGTGCCGGTACCGGACGGCCGGCGGATCGGCGCACAGGGCTTCCAGGAGGCCGGCGCAGGCCGCCGCATACTCCCGGGCCTTCAAACCGAGCAAATCTTGCCCGCCGCGCGTCACGACGTCGGCGACATCGAGGGCCGGGCCGGCCTGGTCGTAGGCCACACACACCGGCCGCCACCGCCCGGCCAGCTCGGCCAGCCGGTCGGCCAGCCAGCCGGCCCCCGGCCGCTGGTCGGCCACCTCCACATGGGCGACCCCCTCGTCATCCCGCCAGCAGGCCACGATAGCCGCATCCGACCGGTCGACGGCCACATCGAACGCCAACACCAGCCGGCCCGGCTCAGGCATATCCACCGGGTCCTCACCGGCCCGCCGCCACGCGTCCAAAGGGATGACCCGGGCCAGCGTGGACACCCACCGGTTGCCGTAGGCCCGGCAGAATTCGTCGGGGCCGAGCATGTCCAGGGCGGCCCGCATGGCGTCGTCGCCGATCGTCAGCCCGTAAGCCGGATGATACAACGGCCATGAGACAGCCTTGGTCGGGTCCAGATCCGGCGGGCAGGACCACTCGAAATAGCAGATGCCGTCCCTCCGGCCGGCACCGACGGCGGCCCGGCCCTGCTCGACCGTCCCCAACCACCACACACTCGAGGCGTCGCCGGCGGTTGACACTTTCCACACCTGGGCGTTCGGGCGGGCCGCCTGGGTCGGCACGATGGCCTGGTCCAGCTGGCCGCCCCGCACCGGGTCGAACGCCCACGGCTCGTCCACCACCACCAGATCCGACGTCTTGCCGTGCAAACCGTCCGGTGTGGGCGGAAAAGGGCGGATCAGCCCCCCCGACGGCAGCCATTTGATGTGCTCCGACCCGGCCGCCCTTCTGAGGTGGACTTTCGGGACGAACGGGGCCAGCAGCGGCCAGTGCTCGTTGATCAGCCAGTCGACGGCGTGCTTGCCGGACTGCTGGGTGAACCAGCATCGGGCCCTCGGGACGATCAGGGCCCGATGGTCGAGGACCGCCCCGAACAGGGTCGTCTTGCCGCTTTGTCGGGGAACGGTGACCAGGACCAGCTGGTAGCAGAACCGGCCGCCCTCGTCGACCTCGAGGGCCACGTCGGCCACCTGGGCCTGCCAGGCCATGAACGGCCGGCCGGTCGCTTTGGCCAGTTCGGCCACCGCCGGCCCGAACGTCGCCCGGTCAGGAGTCCGGGCGGTCGCTAATGCCGGCGGAGGGCAGGGCGAGACGGGCCATGAGGTCGTCGAAGGCGTCGACCGGTTTGGCCCCCCCGGAGGTGAGCCCGGCCGCGACCCGGAGACGGAGATAGCTGTCATTGGCCCGGCTCACCAGATCCGGATCCGATAGGGCTTCGGCGATGTCCACGGCGTGGGCGCCGGCCCGCAGCGCGGCCCGCTCCCCTTTTTTGATGTCCGGCCGCTCCAGAAGCTCGGCGTCCAGGCCGGCCTCGACCCGGCCCAGCTTCCGCCGGTTCCGGACCCGTTCACTCACCTATCCGCCCGAACCGGGCCGGACCGGCCACACAGAGCACAAAAAATGACTGCGTGCGGGATGTCCGGGCCGCCTCCCACCAAAAAATTGGGGGGCATATCAGAAGCGTGTGACATAGTCGGCCACCCCCGTCCGGTAGCCGGCCATCTGCCGCCGCGAGTTGGTGCGCTCGGCGCCGGCCCGGCAGTTGCACGCCCGGCAACTGGCGCGCAGGTTGGCCGGCTCATCACCACCACCGTCCACCCTCGCCACGATGTGGTCGACCTCGGTGGCGTACCGGGTACACGTCGGCCCTTTGATCTGGCACAGCCACAGATCCCGGTCCAGCACGGCCAGGCGCAGGCCACGCCACCTGCTCGTACCCCACATCATCGGCCCTTGTGATGGCGGGTCGTGATCGACGGATACTTGCGGTTGACCGCCCGCTCCACCTTCCCGTACGTAGCCTTGTTGTTCGACTGGGCCGCCCGGGACAGGGCGTTACGGGCCCGGGCTTTGGTGTCGATCGGGAACGCCTTGCGCCCCTTGCCGCCCACCGCAGACTTAGGCCCGTACACGTAGCTGCCTCTGGGCAGGCTGGCCCGGCGTCGTGCGCTGATAGCCATACCCGCAAGGGTAGAACCTGCCGGCCGCCAGCACGCTCACGGCCGGCAGATCCCATCCGTTTCCAGACACTCAAGATCGGAGGACTGTCCTGTGGTCACCCCCTTTCTACTGGTAGCGGCCACCATGGACGGTGGCATGCTGGTGGGCGAAATCGGCGAGACTGTCAGCTTGCGGGTCGTCGTCGGGGCGTTCCCACCGTACGAGGCAGACGTTGCAGCGGGCCTCGGTGGGGACACCGTCGACGGCGGCCAAAACTTTCACGGACATGTTCATCTCCAGTTGTTGGCGGATGTAGGCCAGCCACTCCCGGCCCAGGTCCCGATCGGACGTCATCGGTGGTGGCATTCGTACGATTGGCCGCCCGGCCCGACAGCCCAGCCAGTCCCATAGCAGCGGTCACAGCCCCCGTTGACGAGGCGCAAGGCGCGGGGCGGGGCGGGGTTTTCCCCAGCGGCGCCGCTCGCTGCCGGCAGCGAGCGACGCGGCGGCGCTCCTTGGTTTTCTCTAAAGACTCCTTCTCCCCGATGCAGATTGATGGGGTCCCCATCAATGGTTGACGGGGTGGTCGTCGTGGATTGATGGGGTACCCCGTCAACCACGCGCGAGGTCAGCATCCACAAATGTGACCGTCCGGGTGACTTATCCACAGTCAGGTAGCCGGTTTCCACCAGCTCGTCGAGGGCGGTCCGGGCCGTGTTGTAACTGCGACCCATATCAGTGGCAACCCGCGGGATCGACACCCGGGCCATGGCCGTGTAACGGTCGGCCCGGCAGGCGACCACCTGCAGGGCGTGCTTGGCGGCCGGGCTGACATCCCACACCTCGAGGGCGGCCATCACCGCGACGATATGCATTCAGATGCCGTCCAGCAGATGGCGGGACGCCAAATATTGTCGTTTCACGGCCCGCACTTCGATGTGCAGTTCGGCGGTGGTGCAACGCAAAGCGGCCGACAGGGGCAGCCGGGTGGCCACCCCCAGGTGGGCGAGCAGCCGGTTCCATTCGTCGATCTCGTCGAGCAGCCGTTGCCGTTCGCCGGTCAGCTGGCCGTCGTCCGCCATCTGTTCCTCCTGTCGCGGTAGCATCCCCATTGCCGGTGCCCGAACTCCCCAGATCGTGGTGCCGCCGTCAACTGTTGGACGGAAGTTCGGCCGGCCCCGTCGGTAGCGGGGCCGGCACCGCGCCCGGCCTGCTGTCACCGGTTCGCCCCCGAACTGCCGTTAGGGGACACTGCGAGCCATCCTGATCAGCACGTCGCGGAATGCCGGCGGCGTGGCCGCGGCCAGTTGCTTGCCGACTCGGGTGCAGCCGTTGCCCCAGAAGCCGGAGACATGGTTGCCGCACCAGGAGACGGCCGCCCAGCCGTCCTGGTCGGGTATGTGACCCCATTCCAGATCGGGCAGGTCGACGCCCACGGCGTACAACCACGTTGCCTTCTTCGCCCGGTGGCCGTAGCGCCCCTGTTCGACATAAGCAGCCCAGCCCGGCCGCAGGAGACTCCCTTGCCAGCCACCGCTCAACGGTGGGATGGGCAGACCGTAAGCGGCCCAGGCGTCGGAGTAGGCCGGATGCTCGAGCACCCCCCCGAATCGTTCGACGGCTTCAAGGGCGGCCGCGAAGGTGCCGCCGTCGTCGCCGCGCTTGTGTCCCCAGCGGGCTTCGACCAGGCCAGCGAGCCTGCACCAGCGGGCGCAGGGTGGGTGTGCCACGACGGGATTTGAGCCCGGATAGCGGCGGGCGTCGCGTGTCTCATCCCACAAATCGACGCCGGGCAAGCCGCAGTAGGCGCCGCCCGGCTCGACGTACAGGGCCGCGATATAACGTCCCCCCGAGTCGGCGTTCGGGGTCACGGCTCCGACCTGCCGTTTGGGGGCGGGCTTGGAAGCAAATCAGGACGGAGCCGCCCTACGGCCTCCCATACGGCCTTCGCCTCGTCTGGCACGGCAAATCCATACTCACCCGCCCAGGCAAGCGCCGTTTCGCAGACCAAAATAAGCGCCTCAGTGTCGGCGTTTGGGGATGGGGGGGTCACGGCCGGCGGTCCTCCAGTTGGCGGCACAGGTCGTCGGCCCGGTCCAACGCCCGGGCGTTGGTGGGGGTGGGCCAGCGCAGGTATTGGACCCAGGCGGCCCACTGGTGATGAGCGGCCCGCCACCGCCGATATCGCCAGGCGGCCTGTTGCCGATAATGGGCCTTATCGGTACTAGCGGTGCCGTCGTTCACATGGCCTCCCCGAACAGCGACTCTTGTGCCCCGATCAGACAGTGCGGTGATAGCCACAGCCGCTCCTTGTGCCGGTTGCCGTCGTTGACACCACCACCGTTGCTTGAGCCGTAGCTTTTGTTGGCCCGATAGGTGTGCATCGACCAAGAAGTTCGCCAGGTAGTAATCCCGGTCGTTGACGGTTTCGGCCGTCCGGCGATGATTGAGGGGCCGCTCGAGCAGAACGGCGAGGCTGCCGGCGAACGGCTCGACATAGTTGTCGACGTCGCCGAGGGCGGCCCACACCAGATGCGCCACCCGGCGTTTGCCACCGAACCACGGGAACGGGGCTTTCACGTCGTCCATTCTTGATAACCGGGGTTATCTGGACTACTCATAGTTCGTCCAGGTCCCGGTGATGCGAATCTCGTTGATCGCCCCGGCCTGCCGAGCTCGCCGCAGCATGTCGCCGAGGATGCCGCCCAGGTGTTCGGAGATGACCAGCATGATCATGCGGGTTTCGCCGGCCTGGCGCATGTCGTAGGCGTCCGCGATGGCTTTCTTGACGGTGTCCCGGCCAGAGAGCGTGTCCCAGGTCTTCACTTCGATCAGCCATTCCTCGCCGGTAGGAAGGTGGATAGCTCCCAGGTCCATGCGGTGTCCGCCAACGCCGATCGGCCTGCTGTCGCTCCATTTCCAGACATGCTCACGGGCGAGAAGCGACTTGGCTTCCTCCTCACCTTTTCGTCCGGAGGAATAGCTGGTCATTTCGTGAACACCAGCAGCATGGACGCCACCTCCCGAGCTCGTTGTTGGGCTCGGGGCGAGCCATCAAGGTTGGTCGTGTTCAGCGGTCCGCCACCGGTCAGATGGATGAACCGATCCAGGAGCTGTAGCCCGAGCTCGTCGGCATGGGCAGCGACATGAAAGGTGTTCCAAATCTTCCGGCCGCCCTCGACGTAGTCCATGCACTTGACCAGCAGGTAGCCGCCCGGTGTCAGGATCCGGGCGCATTCGGCCAGACCGTCGTCAATCAGTTTCCGAACGTTGCGCCAGCCGCCTTGGATCTCTCCGAGCCCGTACCGGGCGTAGAAGGCGTCAGTTGTCGACGTGCCACGGTTGCCGGTCGATATGTATGGCGGGTCGAAACAGACCACCTTGACGGTGTTGTTCCCCTCGGGCCTCAACCGGAAGTCGCCTTCGCCGGCGATCAGCCATGCCGGCTGATACTTCGTCCACCACAGGCCGCGCCCGTAGGTGACGTCTAGGACTGTGTCGTTCGGGCCTCCTAGGTAACCGAGTTTGGCGATCTCGGCGATCAGGACACCGTTAGAGCGGGTCGGGATAACCGACCGAACCGGACCCGTAAAGGTACTGACTTTCTCAGTACCTTTACGTCGCTGGTGGGCTCGTCGGTTCTGGGCCTGCTTCTGGCATTCGTCGGTGCAATAGAGCCGATTCGGTCGGCCGGCGAACACCTTGTAGCAGCCGGCACATCGACGCTTGACGCGTCGAGCTCGTGAAACCTGGAACTCTCTCTGCTGATATCGGCTGCTGTCGGTGTCAGGCACGGCCCTGGGCTTCCGGCAGCTGGTCGTAATAGTCGACGGGTGGGCCGGTCTCGACGGGGCGCGCCTTGCGGGATTTGTAGGTGGCTGGTCCGGGGCCGGCGGGCGTGGCGGCAGGGGCGGTCCTGGCCACGCCTTCGACTGCCGGCGGGTCGGGTGGCACCGGCCCCGGGATCTTGTGACGGTGGAAGGCGGCCATGGTCGGGAACCGTTCGCCGCAGGCGCAAACGTAGTGGTCGTGGCTGTCGCGGGCGTCCAGCATCCGGTGTTCGACCCCGACGGGGGGTTCGTCGTCGATGTCGTCGGCGACGGGAATGTTGAACGCCCGGCGTAGGGCACGGCGTTCGGCCCGGGCCAGGGCCATAGCCGGGCCGTTGCCGTCGGCGGCCTGGGCTTCGCTGTCTTTGCATTGGGCGCCGTAACGGAACGGGTGGGCCATGTCTTTGCGCCACACGGACACGTAGGCGGTCCAGCCGTCGTTGTCGCTGTTGCGGCGTTCTTCGTCGACGGTGATGCCGTCGAAGACGCCGGAGCGGTGGGCGACTTCGATCATGCCGTCCCGGGAGACATAGATGCGGGGGCCGTTCTTGGTTTTGATGATGTCGATATGGCCGAGTAGGGGGTCGAGGTCGTAGCGTTTGCAGACCAGGACCAGGGCTTGGGCTTGGACGCTGCCGGTTTCGAGGCCCAAATATTTGAGGGTCTGCTCGATGGCGAGTTGGCGTTGCCGGTCGGTGCGGACCACCTCGGCGGTCATGCCGCCGGCCGGGGTGTCTCGTCGAGAGCGTCGACCAGAAGCCGGTGGGCGTCCTCGGGGAGGCCATGGTCGAGGTAGGTGAGGGCCATTTTGATGTGGCCTTTGAGGCGGCCGACCTCTTCCCACGGGTCGCGCTGATAGTAGGCGTCAGAGGTCATGACGCTGCGGGGAAGGGGTTGTGGTCGTCCGGATAACTGTGACTATCTTGCCCGGTTTTGTCCGGTTTTCTACCGAGGGTGTCGAGGTCGACGCCGAGGGCGTCGGCGAGCCGGGCCAGAGTTTCGAGGGTGGGGGAGTGGAGGTTGTGCTCGAGGCGTTTGTAGTGGCCGAGGGACAGGTCGGCGGCCCGGGCCACGGCTTCCTGGGAGAGGTGCTGCTGGCGGCGCAGGAGTCGTAACCGGCCCCCTAAGGTGTCAGGCATGACCGGACAGGATAGCAGTCCCGGATGTATGATGTTGTGACGTTATCGCGGATAACGGTACTTATCCGCGCCAAGCGTGACAGCGGTCACGAAGAGAGAAGGGGCTTCAAAATGTTGTCAACAGTTTCGGGCGGCCAGGCCG